CCGGGCTTGCGGCCTTCGGTGGCCTCGATGTGGGCGGCCTTCTCGTTGACGCGGCGGTTGAGCACGCTGGCCGGCAGCATCTTGGCCTCGGTCATGAAGCGGAAGATCCACTGCCCGCCGATGTTCTCCGCGAGGGCGCCGTGCTCTTTGCCCCGGGGCGGCACCCAGCCGGCAGAACGCTCTTGTGTCAGGCCGCATGCAGCGAACGGGGACTTTGCCAGCGCTGCCTCGATGGCCTGGAAGTCGGGCACCCAGGAGGGTGCAATGCGATAGATGGTGAGGTTGGTGAACATGGTCAGATGGGGTAGAGGTTGTTGGCAGCCGTAGCGGCAGCGATGGCGCCCGCACAGACGGCGGACCAGATAAAGATGTGGAGAAGCGAGCGCATCACGGCCGCTCCCGAAGACAGGTGACCACAGGGCCTTCCCATTGCGCGTGCATCCCGGGACAGGCCCAGGCCGAGGCCGCTGCGCGCTTAAGGTCCGCCGCGCTGGCGCTGGGCTCCTGGGCCGCGTCTGCGGCACTGCAGGCGCTGCACGACAGGACAACCAAGGCCAGAAGCACAGCGGCGAGCCAGCGGCCCGGGATGCGCTCCGGCTCGGCGAGAGGCCCCGAGCACTCACGCAGGTAGCGCGCATCGGGGTCATCGCAGAAAGGCTCAGAAGGAGTAACGCGAATCATCGACAGCTCCTTTCGTGACCTCGGCCAGCTCCAGGGCGAGCCATCCGCCGCGCTCTGCCAAGTCCTTGCACTGCATCGCAGCGGTCATGACCTCGTAGGGCTTGGAGCGCACCGGCTTTTTCTTCGCCTTCGAGAGCCAGGCGCCCTGGTCGAAATCCGCAATCGGTTTGCCGCGCTTCTCCGCGTCGCGCGCCTTTTTGATGTGTTCCTCGCGGGCCTTCTCCAGGCTGCCAGGCGGGATGCCCATGACCCTCCAGCCCTTGTGATACGCGTCGGGCTGGGCGCGAGCTTTCTTCTTGACTTCGATGGGGGGGGGGGGCGACGCTCACGGGCCGCCCGTGGATGTTCACGTAGCTCAGCATGCTGATGGATCTCCTGGGGATGTGGCCCGTGGGGCCGGAAACGAAAACGCCCGCGAGGTGCGGGCGAGACGTGAACAAAGGCCGGTGCCGCATGGCGGCGCGCAAGGGATAGATGGCGTGGTGGTGAAGGCCTTGCCCGGCGAAACTGGGATGAGGTGATGGCTGCCGTGTTCGCCCCGGCTTTCCCTCTGACGGTTGGCGGACTCTCACCGCTTGCGGGCAGGCAAAGGCCCGTCACGATTCGCCATCAAATAAAGAGTCGCTGGTGTGCACCAAGCCTTTGCAGATCCGACCCCGCCAGGGGGTGCACGCGACTTCAAACCGAGGGGCTCGACGGCTGGCGCTGAGCCCCTTGGTTTGCCCAGATACGCTCTGGGCCGCGCCGGTTTCCCGGTCATGCTGTGGCTTCACTGATTGCGTTGAGGGGTCGCCACTCCCAAGTACCCGGTGCCTGATGGCTCCATGCCCGGTAACTCGCCTTTCGCATGTCCGCGAGACTGCACGGCCAGGTGGTGACCGGGTCTGCCGGCCGATCAATCTCGCATGTGTTCTCCTTCGCGGCGTACCGCATGTGTGTTCGTTGCCCTGCTTTGCTCTTCTTGGCCCAGGGGATGGCCTCATCTCTTTTGCCCGTCTACCGCGCTTTGGCGGACTGTGGCCTGGCAGGACTGCCAGAGCAGAGCAGCGGCCCGAGCCCGCTGGTGCATGTGCCGGACGAAGGCCCTGCAGGTAGGGCCAGCAACATCGGCGGCAGGTTGTTAGAGATCCGGTAGAGCGCGGTCCGATCACCTCACCCGGCGCAACCTGTTTGTGTCGCGCTGAGATGAATTATCAGTCGGACTTATAAAACAAGTCAACAGTCGGGCTAATTTTTCTTCAATTAACTTAATTTGATAGCACGCCTACGGCATGGGTATTGGGCTTCTGGAAACGCAACTGGGCGTTGCGCAACCGTGCGTTGCGTTGCGCGGCGTTGCGGGCAAATTGCTGTTGCGCGGGCCCAGGGTCTGTGCAACACTGTATAAAACAACAGGTATGCTCATGAACTCAGATTCAAAGAAGCTGTTCGGCCAACGCCTCAGGGAGGCGCGTGCCTCTGTGAGGCTCTCCCAGGATGATTTGGCTGAAGCGCTGCAGGTCACTCGGCAGGCTGTCTCCAAATGGGAGCGAGGGGAGAGCTCGCCTACGGCGCAGCAGCTGGCCGAACTGGCGGCGATGTGCTGCGCCTGCGCGCACACGTTGCTTTTTGGGGAGCCCTACCGCCAGTTGGCGATAGGGAAGTTGATGCAAGCCAGCCGCGCGGACGCGGCGAAGGAGGAGTGTGAAAATGGATGCAACGCAGCTGATCGAGAAGATCAAGGAGCACAACGGGCCGCTCCCGAAGCCCCGGTTCGTGATCGATGTGTACGCGGAAGTGGTGGCGAAGCTATCCCCAAAGCTGACCCTGGAGGAGATGGAAGACCTGGTGGCGCTGGGCGCCTTGGTAAGGCGACGCTCTACGCAGCTGGTTCCCGTACTCCACTGGGATGACATCCCGCAGGTTCTCGGCTCGGGCCGCGCAGTTGTTTAATGATCCACGGGCTCGGCGACCTTGCGCGAGCGCTTGACAGGCGCCTGCTTCGGCGCCGGCGGCGCGCGGAGTGTTCTGGGAGCCGATTCCTGCCGCAGCTGGCCAGCGAAAGCCGCGAGTTGATCCCGGGCTGATTCAGAAAGCTCGCGGAAGGTCAGCACCAGTTGCACCTCCGCCCTGGATAACTCGGTGATGTCCATGCGCTGAGGCGAATCACTCGACGCCATCGGAGTTGCTGCCTCTCCGATTTCGCTGGCCAAGCTGGCCACAGCGCTGCTGAATTCGCTGATCTGGCAGCCGAGCACCTTGCTGAACTTCGCGGCGGCGGCGGGGTTCAGGGGGATGGCGCCGTTCAGGTACTGGCTGACGGCGCTTTGCGTGATGCCCACCAAGTCACTGAACGCATCTTGAGATGCGGGCTCGCCCCGGGCCTTGCGGCCCGTCTTCCAGGTCAGAAAGAGTTTCTTCAGGCGAGCGGCGTCTTCTTTTTGTTCAAGGGTCAGGGGCAAAGCGGGCATTCGCTGAGGGTATTAGTAGGGCTCATGAATTCAAAACAGTCGGACTGTTGAATTATTTAGCAGTCCGACTTATGATGTTGGGCATGAAGAACCTCAAGCCCATTCGCAAGCGTCTTGGCCTCACCCAGCAGGCGCTCGGTCAAGTCATCGGCTGCACCCAAGGGAATGTTGGCTACTACGAGCACGGGCAGGCGATGCCCACGCCGCGCGCGCGACTGCTTATCGAGTACGCGAACGGTCTAGGGCTGCCGCTGACGTTCGATCACCTGTACGGCGATGCCCCGCTGCCGGAGTTTGCCGGTGCTCCGGCGAATGCTCCAGCGGAAGCCCCATCGACTGTGAACTAGCGCGTGCTCTCGACGATGCCCGCCACTTCGTTCAGCGCAGAAAGCGCCTTGGGGATGAAGCCTTCGAGCGGGTGCGCGGCATCCCACTCGAGCCGGTTGAATTGCTGGCCAGTACGTGCGGCCACTCCCTGGTGCCCGCGTGCCTCCTCGTCGCGCAACTCGACGGCGAGCTTCCGCACCTCTGCTGCAAGCATGAGCCTTTGCCAATTTTCCATGTCCGCCCTCCTTGGCGCTGGTTGTGTAGGAGCTTCCAGCATAGCCCAGGGTGTGGCGGGCACCTCTCTCACTCGTTGTTTTGGTTTTCATGCAGCGAGTTTCCTGTTCAGCGGCCAAGCCCGCAACGTCCACTTACACCTTGGAGCAGACAAATGATGTGGCTCGACGCACTGCGTACGGCAGTGAACCAATACCCAGGCGGCCGCACAGCGATTGCCGCGCGACTCAACAAGTCCGATGAGGTCCTGCGCAAGGAGCTGGCTGGCACGTCCAGCACGCACAAGCTGGGGCTGTCGGACAGCCAGCAGATCGCCGAGATGCTCGCAGAGCAGGGCGTGGACTGCTCGGGCTTCCGTGTGGCCGTGGACGCTGCCTGCATGGGCGTGGACCAGTTCCGCGCCGCCTGCCTGCACATGCTGGCCGCCGACGGCTCCCGCGAGATTGCAGACGTGGTGACCGAGATCGCATCGTCGCTGGCCGACCTGCACATGTCCGACAACGATCTGCGCCGCTGCTCGAAGGAGATCTTCGACGTGATCGGCAAGATGACCCTGCTGCTGGCCGCTGTGAACGCTCGCCACGCGGCGGACAACGCAAGGAGCCAGGTATGAGCAAGCGACTCCCCTGGCTCCGCCTGTACACGCGGATGGTCGATGACGACAAGCTCAAGCTGCTGGCCTTCGAGGATCGGTGGCACTTCGTGGCGCTGCTGTGCCTGAAGGGCGAGGGTCTGCTGGACAAGGCCGACACCCCGAGCCTGCTGATGCGCAAGGTTGCCGTGAAGCTGGGCCTGGACGTGCGCAGCCTGGAAGAGGTGGCCCGCCGCCTGACCGAAGTGGGCCTGATCGAGCAGGAGACGCTGCAGCCGGTGAAGTGGGCCGTGCTGCAGATGCAGAGCGACGTGGATGCCACGGCAGCCGTGCGCAAGCAACGCCAGCGCGAACGTCAAAAGGCCGCGAAAGCCGCGCCAGGCAACGATGTCACGCATGGTCACGAAGAAGGCACGGATGCGTCACGCGTGACAGGTACGAATTTCACGCGTACAGATACAGATACAGATACAGATAAAGAAGAAGAGACATTTAAAGAACAAGTACCTGTTGGTCCGCGTCACTCCGAAACTTCGCCTCCGGCTCAGCCTGCCAAACCCGAACCCGATGCAAAGCCATCGACCACGGGGACTCGCCTGCCAAGCGACTGGATGCTGCCGAAGAGCTGGGGCACCTGGGCCATCGAAGAGCGGCCCGAGATGACGGCAGAGGAGGTGCGCCGCCAGGCGGCCATGTTCGCCGACCACTTCCACGCAGCTGCGGGCAAGGACGGGCGCAAGGTTGATTGGAAGGCGACGTGGCGCAACTGGATCCGCCGCGCCAACCTGCCGCGCGCCGGTCGGCCTGCCGCTGGCGCTGGTGTCCCGCTGAACAAGCAGGAGGCCCTGGAGCAGCGCAACCGCAATGTGGGCGCGGCCTGGGCGGCGCAGGGACAGGGAGGTAGCCATGCAGCAGCATGAACAAGGCCAGTTCGCCGACCTCCTGACCGACGTGATGGCGTACTACGGCAAAGACGTCTCCAAGTTCCTGCTGGACGTGTGGTGGGACGCTTGCAAGTCGTTCGACATGCAGCAGGTTTCCAAGGCGCTGCAGCGACACGCATGCGACCCGGAGCGCGGCCAGTTTGCACCGAAGGTGGCGGACGTTGCTCGCGTCCTGTCGGGCACATCCACAGATCGCGCCGCCATCGCCTGGGGCAAGGTGCACGAAGCCATGAGCGCTGTCGGCGCGTACACCGATGTCGTGTTCGATGACCCTGCGATCCATGCCGTGGTCGAAGACCTGGGCGGCTGGCCCAAGATCTGCCGGATGGAGCTCAAGGAGCTGTCCTACCTGCAGCACCGCTTCCAGGAGTCGCACCGCGCGTACACCGAGCGCGGCCAGTACGAGTACCCGCGCCGCCTGATGGGCGACCGCTCGCCGGACCACGAATACACCCGCAACGGCCTGCCACTGCCGCGCCCCGCGTTGGTTGGCAACCGTGACCGCGCCGTGGCCGTGCTCAAGAACGGCAGCGCAGCGGGCAAGACCAACATCACCATGCTGGCGCATCAAGCCATGCACCTGCTGGCGAACTCCGGCGCGAGCCAGGAAGCGAGGCGCGCATGAGGACGCTTGAAGACATCAAGGGCCGCTGCCACATCGGCATCGGTGGTTGCTGGCTGTGGAAGGGGTCTCTGCGCCACGACGGCCGCGCCAATATCTACGCACCGGACTACACCCGTGGACCCGACGTCATGACGACGCAGAACGGGCCCCGTGCGGTCTGGCATTGCAAGACGGGGAAGCCTATCCCAGCTGGTTGGCGTGCGTATGGCACCTGCGAAAACAAGGCCTGCTGCAACCCGGCGCATGTGGCCTGTTCGCCCTGCGCTGAATTTGGTGGCTGGATCAGCCAGACCGGCCGCCTGAAGGATGTGCCGAGGCGCATCTTGGCAAACCGGCTGGGCGGCCGCAAGCGCGCGAAGCTGACCCCGGAGGTGATCGCGCACATCCTCGCGAGCGAGAAGAGTGGCGTGCAGCTGGCCGCCGAACTGGGGTTGAGCCGGGAGACGGTGAGCAAGGCGCGCAATGGCCGCTCAGTCGCATATCAGGCAGCAGGGCCAATGTTTGCCGGCCTGGTCCGGTTCGAACCACAGAGGAGGGGTGCATGAGCGCACTCGACACGCAAGCAGGTGGCGACCACTACAAGGGCTGCGCCATCCAGCCGATCCAGTACATCCACGCGAACGACCTCGATTTCTTCCAGGGGAACATCGTGAAGTACGTGACCCGGCACAAGTCCAAGGGCGGCGCCCAGGATCTGCAGAAGGTCATCCACTACGCGCAGCTGGCGCTGGAACTGCAGTACGGGGTCAAGCCCGCCGACGAGCTGGGCGACATGGTGCAGGCCGGCAAGGGAGAACGCGCATCGTGAAGATCGAACTCCCATGGCCCCCGAAGGAGCTGTCGCCGAACGCCCGCATGCACTGGGCGCGCCTGGCCAAGGCCAAGAAGCAATACCGCCACGACTGCGCATACGCCGCTGTGCAGCAGGGCGTGCGCCGCATTCAGGCCCAGAAGCTGCACTTGGCCCTGACGTTCCACCCACCGACCCGCCGCGCCTACGACCTTGACAACGCCCTCGCTCGCATGAAGGCCGGCCTGGATGGGTTGGCGGACGTGCTGGGCGTGGACGACAAGCACTGGAGCCTGAGCATCACCCGGGGCGACACCCCGGGCGGCCGTGTCGTGGTGGAGGTGTCGCCATGCTGAACAAGCTCAACGACCGCGAGCGCGAGCATCTGGCTGCCGTGAAGGAGCTGCCCTGCAGTGTGTGCGATGCGCCTGGCCCGAGCGAGGCGCACCACGTCAAACAGCACCGCCAGTACGTGTGCATTGCGCTGTGCGAGAGCTGCCACCGTGGCGCGCTGCTGGGCCTGCACGGTCAGCGCCGCATGTGGGCGATCAAGCGGATGGATGAAATGGACGCGCTGAACGTGACCGTGCAGCGCTTGATGGGCAATTGAGGAGATCACGATGAGCGAAGCACCAACGACGCAAGAGCTGTACGCAGCAGCAACGCACTCCATGTCCCTGCGTGTGGACGCGCGCACCACGGGTGATGTGGACTACCTCATGGCCGTGGCCTGGGCGCCTCAGCAGTTCGGCGCCGCGCTGATGCGCCTGCAGGCTGAATTTGATGGCGCTGGTCGCCGGCTGCCGAAGAAGCCCTCGCGCAGCGATGTCTTCCACGCCGCCCGTGTCTCGATGGGCAAGGGCATCACCAAGGTGACGGCCAACAGCACGAAGGCGGCAAAGGACAGGCTGCAGGCCAGCTATGACAGCGAGATGCGGATGTTGGTCCAGCCGCTCAAGTCGCTCCGCAGTGTGCGCCGCCACCTGGCCATCAAGCTGCTGCTGGACGGCATGCCCGACAGCGCGGTGGATCAGATCATCCTGCAATGGCTCTCCCCGAAGTGCCCGCTGTGCTGCGGCCGTGGGCTGATGCTCAAGCGCTGGAGCGTTACAGAGCTCTCCGACGACAAGTGCATGGCCTGCGCTGGAAAGGGGGAACTGCCGCCGCCTGAGGGCGCCGTGGGCGCGAAGGCGATGCGCTACATGGACAGCTGCATGCAGGACGCGGGAGGCCGGATCAGCGGAAAAACGCGCTCGACCCATTGACCGTTTGAAAACTGTTGTTAGAATTGCGACTGCCGGTTCGCATGAGAAAGTCTGCATACCGGTGTCACCGTCCAGCACTCCGATGACTGCCCGTAGCGGCTTCGGTGAGCAAGAGATGGGAAGACACGTCCAAAGCCCGCACGGTTTGCGCCTTGCGGGCTTTTCTGTTTCCGCCTTGAGCCAGTCAGGGTGCGCGCTGCAATCCGAGCGCGCGGGTTCTCTGCCGTGAGCTGCCACGGTGCTGGTTGCGAAGCGAACGGCATCCACCCTGTGGCATTGGCCATAAGTCCGAAGGGGCGACCTATACATGCGGCCTTGGCCTATCGGTCGGGCATCAGCCTTCCAAGCTGAGGAGCCGGGCTCGATTCCCGGAGGCCGCTCCATTTCGACGGAGAGCAGAAAGCTGATCTGCAGGCGGCCCGAAAAGGGACTTCGACAAGCCTGCTCAGGGCCACGCGCCCCGATAGTGCGCCGGGTAGCGCCGGCATCCGTCACCAATCCGCCGCCACCAGGTGCACCCGGCAAAGCATGCATTGCGCATGGGGCGCAAGGCCTGCGTGGCGGCACCTATTCCACCATCAAGGAGATCCACATGTCCCAGACTGAACAAGCTGAAGGCGTTGTTTACCGCCATCTCGAAGATGACGTGGAGCGAATCATCCCGGCGCGGCCTCATGTGCTGGCGCCTGACTTGGGCCAGAGGGTGGAGATCCTCCACGATGGCGTCCACCGCCTGATCTTCGTGAACGGCCAACCCATCGGCCAGGTGCTGAAGCTCGAAACACCGCGCGACGGCGGAATGCTGGCCGGCGTCGTGGATCTCAGCTTCGTTGCTTCCGAGATCGTGGAGCGCAAGGTGAGCCGCGATGAGTTCAACGCCCTCAAGTCCGAGGGCGTGGCGAGGAGCTGATGGCCAGGCTCCAGACCCTCAAGAGCTCTGTGCCGCTGCTCGACACCCGCCGCGTGCAAACCATCCAGGCCGGCAGCTGGCGCACCAGCGACCAGACGGCAGCGCAGCGGGGCTACGGCTACAAGTGGCAGAAGGCCCGCGAGGGCTTCCTGCGCTCTCACCCCCTGTGCATCCGTTGCCAGGCTGAGGGGAGGGTGGAAGCGGCAACAGTGGTTGACCACCGGGTGCCACATCGAGGCGATCAGACCCTGTTCTGGGACCGCAGCAACTGGGATCCGCTGTGCGCTACCCACCATTCCCGAGACAAGCAACGCGAGGAGCAGCAGAGATGAAGGCAATTCTTCCCTTCGCCGCCCTGGTGCTGGCTGCTGGCGCTGCAGTGGCTGCACCCGTCATCGTCATTCCGGCCCGCCCGGTGATCGTGGTTCCGCCTGCCAGGCCTGCACCAGCAGTCCGCCCCGCGCCGGCCGCGCCGAAGCCGACCCGAGCAACCCCTGTTGTCGTGCCGCATATCGCGGCCCCTACGTGTCCCACAGAGCGCCGCGAGCGCAAGGAGTGCTGACGATGCGAATGATGTGCCCCCACTGCCAAGAGCATGCATACACCCGGACAAGCCTGCAGCTGACCAACACCAGCCGCGAGACCATCTTCCAGTGCCGCAACTTCGAGTGCGGCCATGTGTTCTCGGCGGTCACCGAGATCAACCGCACCATCAGCCCCGGCGCCATCCCGAACCCTGCGGTGGTCCTGCCGATGAGCACGC